ACCCCGCAGTAAGTACAACTACTTATCGCAGAGTTTCTGAGAAGTCTGGTTATGTAGCTACAGTTCCTCAAGCCAACATTGCTATTTCAGCATTTGGTCGTTTGTGGGTGGCTAATACATCAACTGACAAAGTAACTGTTAGCTTTTCTGATCTGATTGCAGGTCATGTGTGGGGTGGTGGAACTTCAGGAACATTAGATGTTTCCCGTGTGTGGCCTAATGGTGCTGATGAAGTAATGGGTTTGGCAGCACACAATGATTTCTTGTTTATCTTTGGTAAGAAGCAGATTCTTGTTTACTCAGGTGCTTCTACACCCGCATCTCTCGTTTTGAGCGATACAGTAGGCTCTATAGGCTGTATTGCTAGAGACACCATACAAAGCATTGGAACAGACGTTGTTTTCTTGTCAGACTCAGGTGTTCGTTCATTGATGAGGACAATTCAAGAGAAGTCTGCTCCATTGCGTGACCTATCTAAGAATGTTCGTTTCGATCTCGAATCTTCTTTGGCAGGTGAAACACTAGCAAATATTAAGTCTGTTTACTCGGAGAAAAACGCTTTTTATCTGCTTGTTCTGCCAGGCACTTTCCAAGTTTATTGCTTTGACACTAAGCAATCTTTGCAAGATGGTGCTTCACGGGTCACTAAGTGGGACAACATTTCTCCAACATCACTTAGATCGTTGCGAAATGGTGATCTATACATTGGCAAAAATGGCTATATTGGGAAGTATGGCGGCTATATAGATGACACTTTAAGCTACCGATTCTTGTATTACACAAACAATGCTGACTTGGGAAACCCTAATCAGATTTCTATTTTGAAATCAATTACTGCAATTGTGATTGGTGGTTCTAATCAATTTCTCACAATCAAGTGGGGCTTTGATTACTCTGGTGCTTATCAATCAGAAAACGTCCTTATTCCAACTCAAGCTAGTTTTGAGTATGGAATTGGTGAGTATGGAATTGCAGATTTTACAAGTGGCATTCCAATTAAAGCACTGACGAGTAATGCTTCAAGTGCTGGAAAGATTATTCAAACTGGTTATGAAGCCACGATCAATGGCACTCAGTTGTCAATTCAGAAAATTGAAATTCAAGCCAAAGAAGGCAAGATAGGATAAACCATGAGCAATTATTCAAAATCCACTAACTTTGCAACCAAAGATAACTTATCGCCTGGTAATCCTCAAAAGATTGTCAAAGGTACTGAGATTGATACAGAGTTCAATAATATTGCAATTGCTGTAGCTACAAAGACAGATAACTCCTCTGCCACTATTACTGGCGGTACGATAAATGGTGCAGTGATCGGTGGAACTACTGCCGCAGCAGGAACATTTACTAACCTTACTGTTAGCACATCCGCTACCATTGCTTCTGCCGCTATTAGTGCGGGAACAATCAATGGTGCGGTAATCGGTGGTTCTTCTCCACTTGCTATTACTGGCACAAACATCACTGCAAATACAGGATTTAGTGGCCCATTGACAGGTGCAGTAACTGGTAATGTCACAGGCAACTTAACTGGTGCTGTAACAGGAAATGTCACGGGTAACGTAACTGGTAATCTGACAGGTAATGTAACTGCGGCTTCTGGAACTTCTACATTTAACAATGTGACCATTTCTGGCGCATTGGATATGGACAGTGGTACATCGGCAACCATTACTGGTTTGGCAAGCCCTACAAACGATTCTGATGCGGCTACCAAGGGTTATGTAGATGCACTAGCCCAAGGTATTGATGCCAAAGCCTCTGTCGTTGCGGCTACTACTGCAAACATTACCTTATCTGGCGCACAAACCATTGATGGCATCTCAATTATTGCGGGTGATCGTGTGTTGGTTAAAGACCAATCTACTGCCTCACAGAATGGTATTTACTTGTGTGCCACAGGTTCTTGGACACGCACAACCGATGCTGACACTTACGCTGAGTTGGTTGCGGCTTTTACCTTTGTTGAAAAAGGTACAACTAACGCTGACTCTGGCTTTATCTGCACAATAGATGCAGGTGGGACATTGGGTAGCACATCTATTACATGGGCGCAGTTCTCTGGTGCGGGTCAGATTACCGCAGGTGATGGTCTTACAAAGACAGGTAATACTCTTAATGTAGGTACGGCTTCTTCTAGTCGTATTGTTGTCAATTCGGACAACATTGACTTGGCAACTTCTGGTGTGTCAGCAGGAACTTATCAATCTGTTACAACTGATGTTTATGGACGTATCACAGCAGGAACAAATCCTACGACTATTGCTGGCTATAACATAACAAATGCTTATACCAAAACTGAAATAGATTCGATTTTTGGTTCAACTACTGCTGCGGCTACTTCTGCTTCTAATGCGGCTACAAGTGCTTCAAATGCTTCGACAAGTGCTTCCAATGCTTCTACCAGCGCAAGTAATGCGGCTACAAGTGAGACCAATGCGGCAGCTTCATACGATGCTTTTGATGACCGATATTTAGGTTCTAAATCTACTGCACCTTCTGTAGACAACGATGGCAATGCTCTTTTAACGGGTGCTTTGTACTGGAATACAGCAGTCAATACTCTGTATGTGTGGACAGGATCAGCTTGGACTCAGGCGGCATTTACTGCTAGTGGTTTTGCTACTTTGACAGGTACAGAAACCCTGACAAACAAGACCCTGACTTCTCCAATCCTGACTGCTCCCGTATTGGGAACGCCTGCTAGTGGCACTTTGACTAACGCCAGTGGACTTCCTTTGGGTACTGGTGTGACAGGAACACTTCCAATAGCTAATGGTGGTACAGGTGCATCTACACTAGCAGGGGCTAATATTGCTGTTGTCAATGTTGCCAACACCTTTACTGGTACTCAAACATTCTCAGGCACTTCATCTGCTCAAGCCATTGTCTTAAACGATGCAGCAGAGGTAGCTACAGTATCAGCTACTGCGGCTACTGGAACAATTAACTACGACATTACAACGCAGGCTGTTCTGTACTACACAAGTAACGCAAGTGCTAACTGGACAGTTAACTTTCGTGGCTCTAGCGGTACTTCATTGAATACTTTGATGAGTACAGGTCAATCAATGACTGTGGCTTTCTTGGTCACTCAAGGCTCTACTGCTTATTACAACTCTGCTGTGCAAGTTGATGGCACTACATCTGGAGTTACAACACGTTGGTTGGGTGGTGCGCCTACTGCGGGAAATGCTAGTGGTATTGATTCTTATCGTTATTTGATTATCAAGACAGGTAGTGCGACTTTCACAGTCTTGGCAAGCAACACACAATTTAAGGCTTAAACCATGCCATTACAAGCAACAAGTGGTGCAGCTAGTTACGATGCCTTTGGTGGTGGTGTTCCTGTTATTCCTCAGTATATTGAGGAAGTGTTTTCAACGTACCTCTACACAGGCAATAGCACCGACAGAACAATTACAAACAATATTGATTTATCAACTAAAAAAGGTTTGGTTTGGATTAAATCACGCTCAAATGTAAGAAACAATGTTCTTGCTGATAATGTTTCTAATCAAACTGAACTAGCTAGTAATTTAACAACTCCTACCCAAGGCTATGGTGGCACAGGTACAGTCACATCATTTAACACTGATGGCTTTTCACTTGGGACAACAGAAGCATCAAACGGCAATAATTTTACATTTGTCTCATGGACATTCCGCAAGCAACCAAAGTTCTTTGATGTTGTGACTTGGAGTGGGGATGGCAATAGTTCAAGCAGAATTATTTCTCATAATTTGGGATCAAAACCCGGTTTTGTAATTATTAAATGCACTAGTACTGCATCAGATTGGAATGCTTTTGGCAGAGTAAGCGATACAAACCTTGCTTGGATGTATTTAAATACAACAGCAGCAGCATCTTCTGTTGGTGGAACTCCAAGTTATACAACTTTAGGAATTACTACAACAGGAATTGATGTAGCAAAAATTTGGTTAAACAGTCCTACATATCCAGCGGCAGGTGGTGGAAATGCTTCTGGTGAAACATATGTCGCCTACCTATTCGCCCATGACGCAGGAGGCTTTGGTACATCCGGTTCTGATAATGTAATTTCTTGCGGGAGTTATACGGGCACAGCTTCAACTGATGTAACAGTTAACCTTGGGTATGAGCCGCAATGGGTGATGATTAAACGGACTAATTCATCTGGCTCACCCGCTTGGTGGATTGGCGACACTATGCGTGGTTTAAACATGCAAGGCATCAACAGGCTAGAAGCGTGGGCTTCTGATGCAGAAGGTGCGGCATACAACGGCATAAACCCAACATCCACAGGTTTTGTTCTTCCAACAGGTACGGTGCTTAATGATTCGGCTTCGTCAACTTACATCTACATAGCCATTCGCAGAGGCCCGATGAAAGTGCCTACGAGTGGGACTAGTGTGTTTAACGCATTGAGCAGAACTGGTACTGCGGCTATTGCAACTGTTTCAACAACCATCTTGCCTGACCTAGTAATGTCACAGGCTCGTGGCGGTATGTACAACGTGTTTTATGACCGCTTGCGTGGAGCAGGAGCAACGCTTTCTCCTAATCTCGGGACTGATGCAGAGTCCGCTGTGACCAACGGCATTACAGCGTTCAACAATACAAGCTACACAGTCGGCTCTGACGCATCACAAAACAGGATTAACTGGAATACTTACACATACGCAAATTGGTTGTTTAGTCGCGCCCCTAGCTTCTTTGATGAGGTTTGCTGGACAGGCACGGGTTCTGGTTCGCAAGCTATTACTCATAATTTAAATGCTGTACCAGAATTCACTATTACAAAAAGACGAAGTGGAACTGGCAATTGGTCTTGTTTTCCTGTTATGTTTGGTGTAAACACAGGAATTTATCTTGATTCAACTGCTGCATTACAAACAAATGCTGCATTGCATCCAACATTGCCAACTTCAACTACTTATTACACCAATGATGCTTCATGGGGCGATGAAAACATAGGCGGCACTTTTGTAACCTACCTATTTGCCACTTGTGCAGGGGTTTCCAAAGTAGGTTCATACACAGGTAATGGCACAACTCAAACTATTAACTGTGGCTTTACAGGTGGTGCTAGGTTTGTGCTTATCAAGCGCACAGACTCAACTGGCGATTGGTATGTATGGGACACAGCTAGAGGCATCGTGTCAGGAAATGACCCTTACTTGCTCTTAAATAGTTCAGCCGCTGAAGTAACAAACACAGACTACATAGACACATACAGCGCAGGGTTTGAGATTAGTTCAACTGCGCCATCTGCCATCAATGCAAGTGGTGGTAGTTTTATCTTTTTGGCTATATCGTAAGGAATTACCATGCAAATCAGAACAAATAATGGACAAGTCATGTACGAAGCAGAATTTCGTGCATACACAAAAGCCAATGGTGGCCCATCATGGGACGCAACAACAACCGAAGTCTTAGAGGCTTTGGGTGCTGATGTAGTCTTTGAAGGCGCACAAGCTACAGGCGGTACTGTTTACCAATACTCTCAAGCCTCTGGTGTTGAGCAGATTGATGGCAAGTGGTACACAAAGTATGTGCTTGGCCCTGTCTTTGTAGACCAAGTAGTTGATGGAGTCACTACTACTGCTGCTGAACAAGAGACTGCATACAAGGCTATGAAGGATGCTGAACAAGCTAAGAATGTTCGTGCTTCTAGAGCCAGTAAACTATCAGAAACTGATTGGAGATTTCGTAGCGATATGACACCATCACAAGCATGGAAAGACTACTGCCAATCATTGAGAGATGTTCCTTTGCAAGAAGGCTTCCCTTGGACAATTACTTGGCCTGTTGAGCCACAATAAGGAGCAATCATGGCTATAACTAGCGCACAAATTGTAGATTTCTTGCTTGCTAATCCAGGCATGAGTGATGCCCAGATTGTCTCTGCTATGGAGCAGTATGGGGTATCTCCTGACCAAATGGCTCAAGCTGTTGGCTTAGATGTAGGTGCTGTTGCAGCCCGTGTAGGTGCTGCTATTCCTGCAAATGAAGCGGTATTGCTTGGTGATACTTATGTTCAAGCTATCAATCAAGTAATTGGTTCTGGAGAGGATCAGCAAATTGGTGCTCTTCAAAATGTTCTTACTTATAAAGTTGGTGATAACGTAACAGGCGGTGCATATAACCAATATACAGCTACTGGTGAGCTTGAAAGAGTTGGCACACAACAAAAAGTAGAAAGTGGTTTGGGTGAGTTTGCATTGGGTGCATTAGGCTTATTTGGCGGTGCTGCATTAGCAGGAGTTGGTGGTGCTGGTGCTACTACTGTTGGAACTACTGGCTTAACTGCAACTCAACTTGCGGCACTTGATTTAGCAACTGGAGGTGCTGGTGGTACTGCGGGTGCTACAAGTCTTGCGGGCGCATTAACTACTGGTGCAACAGTTCCAACATTAACAAACTTAACAGGTGGTAGCGGTCTACTGACAGGTGAAGCAGGTGGTATTACAGCGCAATCTGTAGCAGATAAGTTAGCGGCTGATGCTGCTGCTCAGGCTAAGATTGCGTCTGACGCTGCTGCTGCTAAAGCCGCCACCGATGCTGCTACCAAAGCCGCTGCTGACGCTGCTGCAACAAAAGCGGCTACTGATGCGGCTGCTAAAGCTACTGCTGACGCTGCGGCTGCCAAGACTGCGGCAGATGCTGCGGCTGCAAAAACGGCTGCAGATGCGGCTGCTGCTAAATCTGCTGCGGCTGCTAAGGCTGCGGCTGACGCTGCTGCGGCAAAGGCTGCCGCTGACGCTGCGGTTGGTGCTGATGCGGCTACAAAGGCCGCTGCTGCTGCCGCTGCCGCCAAAGCTGCTGCAGATGCCGCCACTGCCAAAGCCGCTGCCGATGCCGCTGCCGCAAGACTTATTACTAC